TGGAAGCGGTCGTTCTATATTGTGAGCAGACTGGCTTTGAGGTTGAGACTGCTGCTAAGTTAGTCTCTGGTGCATTGAAGTCTAAGATCAAACTAGAAGCCGAAGAACTGCATTTCTTGCCAAAGTCAAACACATCGAAGTTACCAATATGACACATTTCAATTCTAGTGAAGAATTATTAATCAAGTCTCTCAAGCGCAATGCAACTAAACATGCGTTTCGTCTTGTTGAGAAATTAGGCAGCCTAAAAGGTTTGAATAATCAAATCGACATGGGCAAGATTGTCATTGCTGGTGGTTGTTTTGTTTCTTGGTTTCATAATGAAGAACTGAATGATATTGATGTATTCTATCTAGACGATCACAATACCAGTTTCGCTGGTCAGGCTTATATCGGTAATGCCATAGCCAATAGACCTAATTCTATCAAAAGTCATGAACATTATACCCGATATAATGATATGATTACAAGTGTGTTTACTGAGCAAGAAGCGGACACCATGTTTGATTATCAATATATCTTTACAAAATATAAGACGCGCCGAGAACTAGTCGATCATTTCGATTTGGCTCATGCCACAATATCATACAATATTGGTGAAGCTAAACTGTATATCACTCGCCAAGCCTATGATGCATTGAAGAATAAGAAGTTGGTGCGAAATGGTAAAGGTGATATTGCTGAATGGCGCGTCGAGAAGTTTTTGAAAAGAGGTTGGACAAAAGATAAAGACTTTGATAAAGAGGCTGGAGATTTTCTCAATTCACCGATTATGCCAGTTTCAGATACATTCTCGGCCTTTGGACCTCTCAAAACACCTGATGAACTTCTAAAGAAAATGGCGGCTGCTGCACTTGGATCATGAGAATGTCATCATTTGACACATACAGTCTTTTCTTGGCGTTGAAGAACCACTTCACGCAACCTAGCTATGATTACTTCAAGTATCATGGTAAGACCAATGCATCGCCTGATAGTTTCATGGCTCGGCGTGACCGCTTTCAATTTCAGAAGTTGTCGCGCAAGGTCGATGCAAATCAGATGAAAGACTTTCTCATTGCTAATCTGATGGCAGGCAAGAGTTGGGTTGGTGATTTTTTAGAAGATGATGCACATGACATTTATCTAGCCTATGCAAAGCGTAAGCAAGCCTTTTCTTATGTATTTGCAAATGAACTAGATAAATTATTTGGCGAGTATTCGCCGGAGTGTGCTTTCAAGATAAAAGACGGTCAGATACCACCTGTTCTGAACTGTCTGATGAATGGCACAATCTCGCCTGAAACATTTGCCATTCTGGACCGCTTCATCGGTTTCTCTAAGGTCTTTGATGAGAAGCTAGATGATGATTATATCTGGACTAAGTATCGCAATGTAGTTGTCAAACTCTATCCTTTCTTAGAGTATGATAAGAAAAAGGTATTGCAGATATTGAAAGAAAAGATCAAGGAGTATTCTGATGGTGAATGAAGATGCAATGAAGAATATGTATAAAGAAGGTTTCAAAGACGGCTTTGATGCTGGCTATGAAAAAGGTTTGAGAGACGGTAGACAGCCAGTGAAGGTTAATACATCGCCTATCAACAATGTCTGTTCTAAATGTGGAATAGACTTTAACGGAAAAGCATTTGGTTATGTCTGCTACAATGATGGTTGCCCATCATTTCATCGCGTGACTTCTCATGCCATGAACTGTGTTGGTGCTACTGGTGGAGTCGGTGCGGTTGGCTCTGTTGGTGTAGTTGATGCAAAAGGTGCTAATGGCGGCACAGACCCAACTTATAACCATGATGGTTATCGTAGGTGATAATAAAAAATCATCTATATACTATTGACATACCGAGATTGGTGTGTTACTATACAAAATATACTTCGCTTACACAACGCTTATACAAAGGAGCATACAATGTCAAGTTTTTCATCCCTCAAGAAGTCCTCAAACACCCTCGAACGTCTAGCCAAAGAAATTGAAAAGGTCAATGCACCAGCCACTTCTGAAAAGAAGGGTGATGATCGTTTCTGGAAACTAGAGCGTGATAAGTCCGGCAACGGCGCTGCAATCATCCGTTTTCTTCCGCCGCCAGCGGTTGATGGCGACGATGCTCTGCCTTGGGTGCGTATCTTTGATCATGGCTTCAAGGGTCCGACCGGCAAGTGGTATATCGAAAACTCGCTGACCACTCTCAATCAAAAAGATCCGGTCTCAGAATACAACAGCAAACTTTGGAATGAATCCAGCGACGATGCATCATGGCAGCGTAAGCAGGCTCGTGATCAAAAGCGCCGTCTTCATTACATCTCAAACATTCTTGTGATTTCTGATCCCAAGAATCCTGATAATGAAGGCAAAGTCTTTCTGTTTAAGTATGGTAAGAAGATTTTCGACAAGATCACCATGCTTATGAATCCTGAATTTGAAGGCGACAAGCCAGTAAATCCATTTGATTTCTGGAAGGGTGCTAACTTCAAGCTCCGTATTCGCACTGTCGATGGTTATCCAAATTATGATCAGTCAATCTTTGAAGGTTCGGCTGCTCTGAATGACGATGACGAAGAACTCGAAAAGATTTGGAAGAAGCAATACTCACTCAAGGAGTTTGTTGATCCGAAGAACTTCAAGTCTTATGAAGAACTCAAGAAGAAGTTGGATGAGGTTCTTGGTGTAAGCGGTGATTTCTCCGCACCACGTTCTGAGCCTAAGCCAATGGCTTCTGAGAAGCCTGTCTTCAATAAGCCGAAGACAGCCGCAGAAGAAACCGCACCATTTGATACTGATGAAGAAGATGATGAAGAATTGGCCGCTTTCAAAAAGTTGGCCATGTGAGGTGCGAATGAAAGAGGGGGCTTCGGTCCCCTCTTTTGTTATCCAAGGTCGGCGTTAGCCATACCGAAGTGGCCGCCTAGTGCTGCATCACCTGTATCAACAAATCTCGTTTTACCGATGGCTCGTCTAAAGCTAGGGTCTTTGAATATATCATCTGTGATTGTCAAAGAAGTATCTGACGATCTAACACTACTAGACTCTGGCATTGTAGGTTGAATAGTAGGTTGCTGCTGATTTTCTTTAAGTGGTGTATTTTCTGTATCAGACATAGTTTCTGTAGTCTGTTTCTCACCAAGTGCATCAGGATTTGTTTTGCTAAGAGGTTGAACATCAACCTGTCTTGTCTTTGGATTGTAAACAGCCTGTTCCTCTTTTGTGTTCATTGTGAAAAGAGGATTGTTACTCTTATCAACCACAACCGAATTATCACCTTTTATGCTTTTAATAGGCATAGCTTTGATTTGATCACTATTAATGCTCTTAGATCCACCTTCGGCAAAAACACTAACAGTTCTATCGACAAGTAATTGTTCAGCAGGTGTATAACTTGAAATTCTTTCTGGTTTATTAGGCTGCTGCTCTTGTGTTGCGGTGACTTCGCTAGGAGCAAGAGTAGGTTCTGTTTTAGCCTGAGCAGGTGGCTTAGGTCTTTCTCTATCAAGTTGCTGACCAGGCAATTCTTCATTGTAAGCCACAAGAGAAGCGGCATCATGAGCTGATCTAAGATCGATATTTGGATTACCTTGACCAAGATTTGAAATATGAAAACTCTGACCAGGATTTACTTCTGCGTGAATGTGATCACCTTCTAGTAGAATTTTAGTGAAGCCTGCACGTTTAAGAGCCTGAATAGTTTGTTGTAATTCTTCTCTTGATTTACCTCCAGTTCTAACATCTACAGCAGAACCGCGAGAGTGTGCACCAGGACCACCAGGCTTTCTTCTTTCAATTTCATGTTCTGGTGATCTATAGGTGCTAGTGATCGTTGTGCCTTCAGGAGCAAATTCTTGAAATTTATTCAAAGCGCCTTGCATATCGGGGCTAAGTTGTGCTGCTCTCTCGGCTACCGATTGGTCTGAGAATAATAATCTTCCATTTCCTGAAAAAATACCTTGCTGAACGGCTCTAGGATCTTGTTTATATAAGTCATTAACTTTACCAACAGCAGACTGTATTTGTTCTGGATTTGATCCGCCACCAGCTGCGGTTAACATTCTATAGAAGTCTTGCTTTTGTCGATCTGTTAATTTGTTATAAAAAGATGTAACACCTTGGCTCAAACCTTGAGGCAGTTGTCCTATTTCTGTTTTACCAGCTAAGAAACTTTCTTCTTCACCACGCATTTGTTTCTTGGCTTCTTCAAGACTAAATGCAATTTGTGAGCCAGGAACACCAGAGGCTTTTGCATTGGATTCATATCTACGCATCCAATCTGATGTATATTGTTCGACGGTCAATCCTCTATTGACCTTTAATTCGTTTTCGTTTAGATAACCTTTTGGTCCTGCATACCATTCTCTTGGCACAGCAGAAATGTCACCATTATTTCGGCGAAGAATATCTTTGATATATGACCTAGCAACAGCATCTTGAACGTCAGCTGGTGCCATCATCGCTCTTGGATATAATGAAGGATCAAAACCTGCTTTTCTAGCCTGTTCTTGCCAAGTTTTATCTGCAAACTGATAACCACCAGATGCGGTCGAACCTTTACCTTCTGCAAAGCTAGTAATGCCATAATTACCAGATGATTCTTTACCTAAGATAGTTTTTCTAATTGATTCAATTTTAGGATCGATAGACTCTGCTCTAGCTTTGGCTTGTTCATCTGAAATTTCATTACGACGATATACTGTATTACCTTGTGAGTCGGTTTGTTTTGAGATACCAGCTTTCTTTAGATCATCATCAGAAAGGTCGCCTAAGAATTTAACTCTTGGATCATCAGCTTTGATACCATTAGCCTGCATTTCTCTGAGCAGTTCTCTTTTGGCATCAGACAGTTGAGCCTTTGCACCAGGATCAGATATTTTCTGGCCAGTCTGTTCTTCCCATTTACGAACCCATCCTGGTTTAACTTCTGGTTGTGCTGCGCGTCCACTCACACCTCTTTGCATCTCTAGATTGGCTTGCTCTCGCGTATATTCTCTACCTTTGAAACCAGGATCAGCAATAGATTTAAGTAATTTACCAACATCTGGATATTGTCTTTTATAATAATCAGGAAACATATCAGCCAATTGATAAGGGCTCAGATTAGAAAGCAGTTGTCTGCCATCCGAACTCTGCAACATAGATAGCCTATCACTCATCGAAAACTTACCGACTAGCTGTGAATAGTCTACCGATAAGTTTTGAAACTTCTTAGCTTGCTTAGTCTGATTCTGTTGGTTCTTATCAATAGCCACCGATTATAACCTTTTTTTAGCCTTGAGTGTTGCTGCTTGGTCACGGGCTTTCTGTTCTTCTTCTTTCAGATAACCCTGTAGTAAATTAATATAGATAAATCTTTCCCATGGTAGCATATTTTCAATTTCTGTCAAACTGTATTTGTGGTGCTGCATGAGAGCGAAATTTGTCTTATAGTAATTCTGTAGCTTGTCATGACCAAGCATTAGTAAAAAAAACTTGCAAAATCCGTATATCTAATGTCGTGTAGATAGCCACACTTGGGGCATTTCTTTTCAACATCAACTGCAAAATACGGAAAATTATCTACAAATAACTCTAGTTTCTTATAGTTTTCTTGCGTCAGGCCTTCGACAAAAACCTGCAATTCTTTTGGTGTATAATCTCTACTCGAATAGACCTTATCTTTTTGCACAATCTGGTCAATACAAGCTGCAATAACCTTGACTTTATTCTCAAAAGCATTGTCATTTTCGTTGAGCGTCTTCATAATTGAGTATGCAGGATATTTTAGTTTGACAGTTGTATTTTTTGAATCATTATCAAATGTAAACGTATTTGGTACTTCAGATTTGATAATTTTTGCTTTAGATATATCAATTTCTGTATCAAATACATATCGACACGGATCACCTTCATCATTGACAGCGTTGCAAGTAAAGCGCATATCGATAGTCTCAGCAATTGATTTGGCTCTGAGCGCAATAAAGAGATAATCAATATCGAAGAATGGTAACTTGTCAACATCTACATTTTTGTCAATCAGACAGTTATTGATGACTTGTTTTGTCGTCTTGATAATTTCTTCAACATCATCCGACTCTGCGGCCATCAATAAGAGTTTTTCTTCTTTAACGAGAAAAGGTCTGACTCGAATTTCTTTTCCGTTAGATGGTAGTTTCAATTCATAGATGGGAACATCTACTACAGGTAAACTCATAATTTAGTCCTTTCATTATAGTTCATAATTAGCTTGATACTTGATTAAGAAATACTGTGGCTGATGTTTGATTTTTTGCTGGAGGATCAATACCTGGTCTTGTCCATGAAGTATAGGTGAATGTCACACCTAATCTTAGAAACTGATCGTCAGCCCACGTTAGAGCCTGTGGGTTGACAAGGACAGGGAAAGCGTCCAATAAACTAAAGTGATATTGTGCATCACCTGCATCATCCATGTGAAATATATCAATCTGAGCCCTATAATCATTTCTATAACTAAAGTTGAACGTATCTGGTGGATTGATAATTGTCTGCCAGTTGTCGAAAAATAATCTTTCGATAGAGTCATTACGACACAAGAATGTCAAAGTAATATCTTCATATTGAGATTGATACGGTAGTTTAAAGTTTGGTCCATAATATCTAAGGTCTACATTGAGAAATCCACGACCTGGATATTCAGCAGCCTCACATAGGTACATCAAATCGTTCTGAAACCCACCAGAGATTTGTTGAATAAGACTACCTTGAGGAGCAATTCGAACCGCAAAACGACAAGACTTTGCTAGACCACCAAATTGGTCAGATAAAGCCTTAAAATCAAGCAGTGATATAGATTGCGGTACGTTAGGTATATTTACGACAGCCATTTGTTACCTTTATCTGTTAGATTCCCAGAGTGCTACTGGTAGATTAACCGCATTTTGCCATTCATCTGGTACAACCTCAATAAACTTGCTTCTGACATGCCCGAACAAATATCTCTTGACGCAAGGTCTTGTCACCGAAGCAAGTCGCTTGGTCGTCTGCAATAGATCATATGTTAGCTTGAGACGAGTGGTTGAGTCCATCTTGGTATTATTACGGAACTCTGTGAGTTTATTGATCAACCAACCACGCTCACCTGGGGCTAGATAGTGTAAGTTGATACCAAGAAATCCGTCATTATAGCGTTCGATAGGAAAGACCAGCGGAAAGCGGTCATACATCGGTAGCGTATCTTTATACTTTGGGTCATATAAGAAGAAATACATCTTACCGATCACGGTGCTATCTCGACCGCGCTCGGTATTATTCATAATGTTTTTGCGATAGCCAGCTGCGGATCGTGCTTTGCCGATAAACCAGTCAGACGCTTCTTTTGTTTTATTAATAGTAGCCATAACCTTATTTATTTACTTGCCAAAGGCTTGCCACTATGATATAAAGGGTATGTCCTGGTGCATAATGATTCACTTTATACCTAACTGATCTTCTGTAATAAGTTTGAACTCCCACCCCCTATCAAGACAATATTCTCGTGCAGCCGACCACTTTGCTTGGTTTACACCCCATGTCATGACCTCAGTAAGATACCTCTTTGTTTTCTTAGTCTGAACCTTTGGTTCTGTTGTCTCTTTCTTTGGTTTGACCTCCAGCATCATGGTCTTAGTGCCACCATCTGATGTTTTAGCTCTCACAATAAAATCTGGGAAATACCGATGATACCGGTTGTCTAC